CGGGTTGAAACATTGGGGCGGGGGTGCTGAGATCTACTTCGTCGCCCGCGAAAGCGCCGCCGATAACAAAACAAGAGGCGTATGTTGATATAGCGATAGCAAAGAACTTTTTAACATTCATAGAGAAATCCAAACGGTTAGGCGCTGACCGTGACAATGTTCCCCGCCGCGTGTGCTTTTGCGTGTGCGGTCGGTGGGCATTATCTTGCCGGCGGTAGTGAATAATTTGAGGCGTGAGCTGAGGCCCTTAGTGACGGGGAAATCTTGAGGTAGCCGAGTCCAAATATCGTCGGCGGTCCACTCTGGCAAAAGCCTAATACAGACCTCTATTGCCCGGTCAACGGCTTGCACCTCAGAGTCGGACCATTTGCGGGCAGACTCGGCACTTCGTCTCATACCTTTGTCAAAAGGTGAGGGCTCGGGTGCGTCAAATAGAGACGGTTGAGTATTCATTGTTACCCCTTACGGTCGGAAAGGCTCGAGAGCCTCGTTTGCGGTTGGGTATTGTCTACCGACTTACGCCGGCAATGTCAAGCACCAGCTTGTAGCTCTCCGACGATACGGTTAATTGCCTCTTGGATTTTGGGCACCGAGTTGCTCATTTCGGGGTTTAGTTCGAGGTGGAACCAATCGCTTGACGCTGACCCGCCGCCAGAGATAACGCCGCGCTTGTTGTCTAGCCAAGCGTTTCGGTCGCATTTCCAAGTACGGCCACCGCCGAGACCTTTGGTGTATGAGTAATCGGTTAAGAGCTCTAAGCCGAGCTCGTCGGCGTGCTTCACGAGTAGGTCAATCCATTGCAAAGAATAGGCGCGGTCTGACCCTTTGCCGTTTAGTTTGCGGTATGAGATATCGGCGGCGCGGCCTGTCGCGTGAACGCTGAGAGCGGTTTTGCCTCTCATCGGTCTGACCGCCAGAGTGCCATTGTTCCAAAGCTTGTTGCCGCTTAAGTAGCCGATACAAGCAACAAGGTGCTCGAGTCCGGGGCGCTTGCCTTTAGCGACGCCGTCTTTAATGCCTGTATATGGTCGGCTCATTTTGGCTCTTTCTTTTTGATAATTGGCTCAACGGGTTTATTTGTTAAGGCGGCCATACCGTTGCCGACCGAGTAGCCGACAATCATTGTGATTATGGGTAAACCTTGGTCTTGGTCTATTTGCCCTACCGCTATTAGCACGGTCATACAAATAAGACCGACTAGAGCAATGAGGGCTTTTGACGGGTTAAAAGTCATGGGGTATCGGGGAAGTCTACCGTTGGTCCTGCTGACCATTTGGCGGGCAAATCTCTTAGGGCTTGACGGTAGACCGCCCAAGCTTCACGGTCACAATTAGAGTCTGGTAACTGTGTCCAATCAGACTCGGCAAGTAGGCGGTTGCGGTGCAATCGCATACGCTCGGTCAAGTGTTCGTCGGGGATTTTGTCGCCGTCAAAAGGTGTACTCAAGTTGATAATCATGATCATGCAATCTCATATATGAAGTTAATTCGGATAAAGTCGCCGGCCGCCCAAGGAAAAGTAGTCGATTGGATTGTACCGGCAAGGCTCGCGCCGCCCGTACCTACCCCAAGTAGGCGGGTAGTGGTGTCTGTTGCTAAAGAGTTATGAATTGTTGCAAAAGTGCTGACATCTATAGCGTGGGCGTTTCCGACATTCATACCCGCCGAAATAGCCGCGATTGGTAACGAGTAGAAGTAAAAACCTAAGCCGGCGGCAATACCGGCGCCGTTAAAAGTAAATGACGCTTGACCCAAAACGATTTTGTTAATTCGCGCATATTTACCCGTAGCGATACCTGTAGTCCCAATATTCGGGTTTGTAGTTGAGGCGGTCAAAATAGGCGTATAGGTTTCCCATGCCGCCCCGATTTCGTTAAGTTTTGACGCTAGGAGAACTTGCCCGCTAGATAGCCCTGCGGTCCATTGAGTCGCCATTGTTTTGCCCTTTCTTTAGAACCCGAGACGGTATGTGTCGAGTTTGCCTTGTTCTGTCTGGTCGAGTGTGAGTTGCGAATAAATAGCGATTGGTGAGAAATAAATATCGTAGTAAGTCACCTCGGGCTCAATGCTGACGGTGAAACCCTCAACCCTGACGCGCTCGGTAACTAACCCGACGCCCGGTTTCTTATATGTGAGCGTGTTCATTGAAGTAGACAACCGCTCGAGGCTCGCCTCAAAGGTTGTCATTGCCGTAGCGTTTTGGGCAAAGCTTGAGATACGGATTTGGAAGCTCTGCAAATTGGTGTTGGCTAAAACTGTCGCGTACCAATCTCCGAGCGCCTGAGGCGGCATGGGGTTGGGCGCGTTGGCTAGTGGGTTGAAAGCCGACCCCGAATGGTATGTATTGTTAAAAGAGTCAAAAGTTAAAGATTGAACGCCGGCCGAGCTGATACTTGTTGCATTGTTATAAAGGCCAGCGTTTGGGTTTGCTGAGTTGAAATATGTCAAAGTCACCGAGTTGGCGAAAAGGTCGCCAAAGTTTTCGCGGCCGCATTGGTCCCAAACAATTTTCGTTGAGGTGGCCGCTTCGCCGAAAGTGTAGGCGGGAACATTGCGTAAAATCATGTCTTGAGTTACGGGAACGAAAGCCCAATTCGGGTAGCCCGTTTGGTAGGTGTAAAACCCGCCTTGTACATTCTTGAGCACCACATTGATGATTTCTGATATCGGGTAAAGTACCGAGTCGGGTAGGTTCAGTTGCTGATGAAAGGTCAGCGGGCCGGTGGGGTAAACAAAAGTCGGGGGCGCTTGATAGGTCCCGAGAGCTACCGCATTGTCAAAAGTCTTCTCAATATAGGTCATGTCTTGGGCGGCGCCAAAAGCGATATTATATGGGGCGCTCAAAGTTTTGCCGAGCTTGCCGATGACATCGGAACAAACAAGAGTTACCGTACAAGCGTCGTCGTCAATCTCGTCGTTAAAAGTTATTTGGTCAAGCCAAAACGGGAAACGGGCACCGCTCGGGCCGTTCCACAAAGACACCTCGACACCTTTAAGCAAAGCATTGAATTGCCCAAGATTGTTTCGAAGCGTGACGGTTGCATAGTTCACGGCCCAATCGTCAAGAAATGATCGCCGCCCATTGTCAAAGGTCGCGTTTAGTACCAAAGACGAGCGGTCAACATTGCCTATTTTGATTATCCAATCAGAGCCCGGCATACCGTCACCTTAGGTTTGCGGGTAGCGACCCGTTTTGGCGTACATAGGTTTGCAGGGCTTTTACAACGGCGGTCGGGTCGGCGCTTGTGACGGTGACATTGATTGTGGTATTGGTGCTACCGGGTGCCCCGAATAATTGTTGGCCTCGGGTAGCAACGGCTTGACCGCCAGCTTGTAACGGGGCGCCCGGATAGGTCGCGCTGATCGCCGTAGATTTGACGGCGGGTATGGTGTCAAGCTCTGCCTTATATTCGAGTAGGCGCTTCCTTAACGGGTCATCGGGCGAAAGTGTGCCGGCGACATAAGCGAGGGCGTTAGTGGTGCGGGTTTGCCATTCCTCTGTTCCCTGAGCCGCGCCGTCTAAACCGCCGAACTCGCGGGCTAAATCTATGACGGTATCGGCGGCGTCTCTGGCGGCGTCGTCTATTTTTTCGGTGTCGCCTTTCGCGTCTTTGACCGCTTGGTTGTAATCCTCTAGAGCTTGTTGAGTGTCGTCTAGTGAGCGTTCAAATTGTCGGTTCGCGTCAATCGTGTCAAGTACGGCCTCGGCTTGTTCAATTTGTAAGTGAATCGCTTCCTCGGTGGTCGTATTGAACTCTGCCAAAGCTTCGGCGGCAAGCTTGTCAATTTCTGTAGCACCCTCGACGCCTTTGGATTTGATAACTATTTGCTCTGTTAAATCCTCTATGGCGTTTCTTTTATCTATGAGAGCGTCGTTTTCTTCAAAAATCTGTGTTATTGCGCGACCGTCTAAAGCGTAACCGTCGAGGCTCGTATCTATCGCTTCTTTGTTGGCGTCAATTTCTGCTTGTAGCGCGTCAACCTTTTTTTTGCTCGCGTCGGTGAACTTTTTAGAGGCGCCAGCAAT